CCTTGTGTCATTCCAAAACACAGGGTTTACAAGGTATTTGTAAAGATGCAGATATTGTAATTACTGCAATTGGACAGCCCAAAATGTTAACTACGGATTATTTTACTCTAAACACCCTAATTATCGATGCAGGTATTAATGTATTGGAAGATGGTAGTATCTGTGGCGATGTAGATTACGACAATGTTAAAAATATTGAAGGTGTGACCCTTACTCCTGTTCCAAATGGTATTGGTAGAATTACCACTTCGATGGTAGTAGAAAATTGTGTATTAGCTGCTCAAAAGCAGATAGATAAACGGTTACTTCAAATTGCTTTAGGTGATATTTAATATGAAAGAATTTCTTCCAAAAGACGCTACAGATGAAGTTGTAGATTTTATTGAAAAACGATTTTCTAAAGATAGCGATTGGTTAAATGGTAATTGCTATTACTTCGCATTGATTCTTAAAACAAGGTTTCCTAAAGGTAAAATCTATTATGATACGATTGAAGGACATTTTGTTTTAAGATACGAAGGTAAGTATTATGACTGGCTTGGTGAATATACGCCTGTTAAACGTTCTGCTGTAAAACAGTGGAGCAGAATGGGTAGCGTTGACCCATATTTAAGAGATATTATCAAAAGAGATTGCTTAATGTAAAGAGGTGATTAAAATGAAACAGGAAATTCAGTTCTATCTTGCAGGAGGTATGAGTGGTTTGACACTTGAAGGACAAACTAAATGGAGGAATCAAGTACAAGATGCTATTAAATTTAGTGATTATGACCTTGTAAAAACTCCTAAATTCTTTGACCCTACCACTAAATATTCTATTTTTGAAAACTATCATAAATCCGAGCGTGAAGTTTTTGAGTATGATGTTAGAAACTTAAAATGGTCTGATGTGGTTATTGTAAACTTCAACGTTCCGAGTTCTATTGGTACTGCTATGGAACTTATGTGTGCAAAAGAAAATGGTATTCCAGTTATTGGATTAAATAAAGATGGAAATACTTTACATCCTTGGCTTGAAGAATGTACGACCAGAATGTGTACTTCTATGCAGGAACTTGTAGATTATGCCGTTCATTATTTCTTACAGTAATAAATATTTTAAGAAAATAAGGTTATCAGCTATTGACTAAATGAAAATTTTGGTGTATAATTAATTTATGATAATAAGGTTGTACGCTAATATAGCCTTAATTATACAAAGACAAAATAAGGAGTGAAAACCAATTATGGCAGATAAAAAAGTAATTGAAAAATCCGATTGGATTAGTGACTTTACTTTGGTAGGTAAACCAAATATCACTGATTTTACTTTCAAGTTGAATGAACGTAGCAATGAATCTAACTATGTATATAATAGTTTGAATCTCGGTGTAAATTGTGGTGAACGTTATGGTACTGTTTATGCAGAAATGATGGGTGGCTACAGCGATAAACCAGATGCAAACAATGTAATCTATGCTCATGGTAAAAAAGATGATGGTTCTGATGATTTTAGTAAACAGATTGTAGTTAATTGGGAAGATAGATTTGACCCAGATGTATTAGATGAAATTGGCGAACTTTCCTTTATTACCGTAGGTCTTGAAAAGACTTCTAAAAGTAAGAAAACATTTTACAATAAATTCCTTAGTGCATTTGATGCTATCGAATATATTGAAAAATGTTTAACTAAAGATATGACTATCTATGTTCGTGGTAATTTGAAATATTCTTCTTATAAAGGCAAAACCCAGATTCGTAAAAATATTACCAATATTGTTCTGAGTGAAGCAGAAGAAAAAGACTATCGTGCTACTTTCCGTCAGTCTGTTCTTTATGACAAAACTTCTGCAAGTCTGAAAAACATTGATAAAACTAAAAGCGTTATGTTTGTCGATGGCAGAGTTTTGGACTATGTAAAAGAAATGAATGGCGTTGAAGTAAAAGGACAGTTCCCATTCCCTTGTCAGTTTGAGTGGGAAATGGACTTCACCAACGAAGCACAGTGTAGAGCTGTTGTAGATAAAGTATTCAAAGTTAAAAAAGATGTAAATCAGATGACTTTTGAAGGTATCTTTGTTGAAGGTGGAGCAAGTGTAGCTATTGACTACGAAAAAGATGTTCCAGATGAAATTAAAGAACTTGTAGAAGCCAATGTTTATACCAAAGAGCAGGCTATTGAAGCTTGTACTGCAAAAGGCAATCGTGAACAGCGTATGATTCTAAAACGACCATATATTAAATTGGTTGGCGAAGAGAAAATGCCTGTACTACAGCGTTTTGAAGCTAAATACAAAGAAGATGATTTGTATTTGGATTATGTATATGCAAATGATGGTGATGATATTGAAGTAGATACTACCAATGTTGAATCTACTAATATCGATTCCGATGATATGTCTTGGATGGACAATTTGTAAACGGCAAAGAAAATAAGGTTATAATTTCTAAAGGCGAGGTTGTCCCCCTCGCCTATTAACCTAAAGGAGTGTAAAAGATGGCTTTTAAGTTCGGAAAGAAAAACGAAATTAAAATTGACCCTTTGAAATATAATTTAGCATTAATTGGTGAAAGTGGTATTGGTAAAACCACAATTATCAAAGAATATGTAGAAAAATTAGCTGGTGAAGATGGTTATATGTTCCTTGAAATGGGCAAAGAAGATGGTGCAGATGCTATCCAAGGTATTAATGCTTTGAATTGTCCAGAATGGGACGCTGATTATGACGAAACAACTAATAGCATTGGTTTTAATACATTTGTTGAAGATGTAATGGACAATCGTTCTACTGACTGGAAAGACCTTAAAGTAGTAGTTGTAGATACTATGGATGAACTGTTTGCTATTGCAGAGCCAGAAGTAGTATCTATGCATAATAGAGAAAATCCAAATAAACGTGTTAAAAGTATTAAAGCTGCTTTTGGTGGATTCCAAGGCGGTGAAGAAAAAGCAGTTGAAATTGTATTGGATAGATTGTGGTCTTTGAAAAAAGTTGGTGTTTCTTTTATTGTCATCGGACACACTAAAACCAGAAACGTTGTTGACCCTGTAACTGGTGAAGATTACTTGCAGTTAACCACCAATATGCCACAGAGATACTTTAATGCAATTAAAACCAAAGTTCATTTCCTTGGTGTAGCTGCTATCGATAGAGAAATTGTATCTGTAAAAACTGGCAAGAAGAATGTTGTTACTGGCGAAGCGGTTAAAAAAGGTGTTGTCAAGGGCGAAACTCGCAAGATTACCTTTAGAGACGATAACTTTGTTATCGATAGTAAATCTCGATTCTCTGATATTGTAGAAAGTATCCCTATGGATTGCGATTTACTTATTAAAGCTATTACTGATGCTATTGCTAATGAACAGAAGAAGTCTGGTATGAGTATGGCTGATATGCAGGAAAAACAGAAAAAAGAAGAAGAAAATAGATTAGCTCAGATTGCTAAAAAAGAAGAAGAACGTAAAAAAGCAGAAGAACTTAATGAAGTGGTAAGTAAAATCGTAACTTTCTTTACTGAAAATAAGTCCAATCTCGAAGTAATTAGACCAATTCTTGCTAAATGTAAGGAGCTTGGTTATGCTAATCCAAAAGAAATTGACAACATCGAAGATGCACAGGTTGTATTTGAAATGTGTAAATAGTTTTAGGTTAATGTTTTGCTATCTGCTTGTAATCTATACACGTTACAAGCAGATAGCAACAAAAAGAGGTAGATAACATGGCAAGACAATTAAAACAGTATTCGTTGTTTGGTGATGCTATCGAACAGGATGAAAATAAGAAAACCAAAAAAAAACCTGTTAAAATGACAGAAGAAGAAAAGAAAGAGTTTGATGAATTGTATCAATATGTTCGCATTGAATTGTTAGGATATAAAGATAATAATAAACTAATGAAACAATCTATTCTTCGACTTAAAGGATTGAAAAATGGACAGTATATGGTAAATCGTTCTAATTCCATTGAGTTTCCATGCGATTATTCTTATAAATCTTGGTTAGTAACCTTTAAGGCTGTATCACAAAAAATCAAATATGGATTGCAACATAATACCTTTACTGATGAACTGCATCAAATCAATTATATGATAAAAATTGCAGAATCTAAAATTAAT